CCAAGTACAGTATTCTTTCATGGTCATGTGGAGTTCTTTAGTCTCTCCAGTCTTTAGATTTTTAACAGGGTAAGTAGGCATTTTATTTACGGGTGAAAGTTGACTCAATATGTTCATGAGCAAAAGGGAAGTAAAGGTGTGATCTTTCATGAGCAGATGTACCTTCGTTGGTGTTCATAAACGGTGGTAAGGCACAACTTACATTAAAACTAACACTGATTCTATCTTCAGGTGTTTCATTTATATAAGTTGAATGCTCTAAAGTAGCTGGCCACATCATGAGTAGTCCTTTCTTAAGAGGCATTTTCTCCTCACCATGTTTCATGCTATTAAGAAAGTATATTAGATTTCCATTACAAGCATTAAGTGGATTTCTAATTGCTAACTCACCATCAGCACCATTAGTCTGAAGATAGTAAACACCAGAGATATCTGAGTTACCATGAGAATGAATAGGTGCATGTTTTCCCTGAGACGTTTTTGTAAACCAAGACTCAGTAATTGCAAATGGAATGGGAGTTTTCATTCCAAGTTCAGATAGGTAACCTAATATAGATCTCTCTAAGAATTTAGCAAAACTTGGTGCTTCTTTTACAATATTCGATGCGAATAAATTACCCTCAGAATCAGTAGAAACTTCATGGGACGAACTATGATTATAAGTATGACTATTCTTCGTCATAACATCTGGATCATAAACATTCCAGAGATCTTCATTCACGGTTTTTAATGTGTTACCTACTGCCTGCTTCAAGTATACAGGAGTAGGAAATAAATTACGTAAGGTCATCAGGTTTTTTGGTCATTTTTTAGCGGGAAAAATTTTCCCAGTTTTATGGAACTGGTTCTTCGTTTTTGCCCTTGTTAAATCCAAAGGGACCGATCTTATCTTTGATCCTTTGCTTCATCACTTGTCCTGTGAGTGCTTCCATTACTTTCAGCACGTCCTCTGCCTTGTTAGGTCCAGGTCCAAGTCGTTCCACCACAAAGTTATACTTCTGGAAGAACTCATCACTTACATTCTTGTAGTCATCTACTGTAATTGGGTCAGTCATAGCCATTCAAGTGCCTCCGCACAAATAGGAAATTGTTCAGCGAACACACGTCTAGCATCTAGTGCGATGTCCATGTGTTCTTTCTGAGTGCCGTTAGCAGATCTCAGAGTAATATAATGTATCCATGATCGAACTGAGCCCGTCATGTAAATTTTAGTGGGCACAGCGAGGGGAAGCACAAAACGAGCACACTCCTTTGCGATTCCTAGTCTCAACATCTGTCGATAGATGTCCATACCACTTTCAAAGTGACGCTTGATAACTATCTCCAGTTCTTGCTTAGTAAAAGGATCAACATCATCAATAGAATTCTGTCTGTTCTTAGTATCTTGAGAACGTAGATCAAACAGAGGGATATCCTCAGCAAGCATGGAACTATCAGCATACCGCTGGGAAAACTCTTGAAATGTGAACGAACGGTGACGCAAAATTTGAGCTGCGATTCCCCTAGTAGTTTCAATCTCCAGGGTCATGTGTGCTTGCTCAAAGACAGACCAGTGGTTGTGTTTGATGCAATACTTTAACAGACCAGCGACCTTAGGGTTCTCCTGGTTGTTGGGGTTGCTGACTCTCGCCACGTACCCCATCGTCTTCTCCGCGTCGGGAGTCACTGTTACGAGTTTCACTGAGTTCATTACTAAATCCTTTCTCCTGCCTGCGGCGTTGTTGTTTTTCTTTTAGCAAAATCTTGGCGCGTCTAAGTTGCATCGCCATGTATAGAAGTTCTTCTTCGGTATACATGTCGGGTCGCTTCTTAGCTTGCTTGATCGCCAGCTTTGCTAGTCTAATTTGATCCTTGTAGCGAGTCATTGATTAGTTAGTCGGGGTATCCATCATCGTCATCACAAGAAAGGTCAAACCCCAGTCTAACATCTTTTGGTCTAGATGTATAGGCTTCTGGGTCAGAATAAATCTCCGACTCAAGGGCATTGCATATTGACTTGAGATTTTTATAGATTAGTTTGAGTCTGTCTCTATCCATAACGACATTCTTTTATGTATATATTAGCATTAAAAAAGAGGGGTCGCAACCCCCCTCTTTGATCCATTTTTACATCAGTATCCTCCTGCAAATTCGTTTACATGAAGCAGCGTTTAACGTATCGCATTCGATAAGACACTCATAATAGTCATTAAGTTTTTGGTTTTCTATTGAAAGGTCGTCAAGAGTATCTTCAAAATGTCGCCACTCATCTAATTGAGCGCGTGATAATAGATTGTGCATTAGTCACCTCCATACAATGAACCATGATAAAGGGGAGGGTAGGGTTCATTTTTTCACCTCACATAACTCTACTACTATGTAGGGTATAATGTGTTGGATTACACAATTTATACAAAAAAAGAGAGGTAACGTTACCTCTCTTAGTTAAAGATATTTACTTTTGTAAGCTGACTTTCCAGTTTGGTAAACGAAATGGTTTTAAGTTTACCCACTTAGCATAATGGACTCCACGATAAGTCAAAAGCGCAAAGGTTTTATCTGGATCGTGCTTCAAAGGATCGTATTCTGGAAGGTCATACTCAAACTTGACCTTCAGCATCCGTCTTACCCCCTATGTAATAGTAGGAGTTCACCATAGATCATACCAATGAATGCTACACATGCTAGGGACGTTAGTCCGACAACTTGTAGTGCTTCCATGGCTATCACTTGGTGTAGGTGCGACCGCGATAGCAAAAAGTCCCATGAGACTCTTTGTTCTCAACACAACGCTGATCATACTCAACACCACGATATGCAGTGTGGGTAATCTGTGCGTCATGAACTGCAGCTGCTTTCTGGATCTGCTTTTTAATCAGAGTTAAGGTGTTCATTGTAGGTCTCCTAAAGGATGGGTTTGTAGTCCCCGTTCCTTCAGTCGTTTGCGCCCCAGTAGCACTCTGGTACAGATTCCTTTACGGTCTCAACCAGTTCTAACTTGACCTGTGCCTTCAGATTCTCATGCTTTTTAATCCGAAAGATTATAGCATCAGCATCTGGACAGGACATCGATGAATAGAGTAGTAACTCAATCATGGGGTGAACGCTCCGTTCCGCGACTTACTTGCGTCCTATGTATAAACCCCTTCACATTTTCCCTCTACCTTTGTCTTGAGATACCCAATAAGATTTAACTTCGACCGTAGGTCTCGGTTAGGATCTGCTTGGATCTCTAAGCGACGTTGTAGGAACCTTTCACAAGTCATGTGCCACCCGTAAGGGTTTCCATCATTATGATGAGCGAGGGTCAACGCTAGCAGGGTTGCTAACATAGGATGAACGACTGCTAGATTATAGCATATTATATAGTGTGTGCAAATGGTAACATGTGATACAGTTTTTAATACTTAAGGTTTTCGTAGTCCTTTGAGTAATAATCTCTGATGTGATCCTCAACTACAGGATCAATCTCTGCTTTGTTTACAAGAGACTCTAGACGTGATCGTTTATGAAAAATTTCATAGTCATAGTGAACTCTTTCCAATTCAATATTAAATTTATCATTTATCCAATCGATAAACTCCACACCAAACCCGTCTTCAAACCTGTAGACGTGTGCCTTTGGTGATATGAAATCTATTTGTCTTCTGAAATGATTCTGATGATAGTGTTTGTAGTTACGAGAGTGTTCTAGAAAACTGAACAACCAATCTTTATCTTTCAACTTATCATATACTTCCATAGGATAATCTTTAGCTTTGATTATCACCTGTATTGCTGACTTGAATCTTTCAAATGGATGTCTTACCACTGCAAAGTGATCAGACTTTCTAACATGTGGAAGATGATTATACAATGGGTAGTGCAGATGTGGAACTTCTATCCCCTTGTAATACTCATTGTAGTACATGTAACTTCCATGAAATTTATTTTCAAAGAAGATATTTTTAATGTATCTTCCAGCAGTTCTTGGTATGTGAATGTGGAAGATACGATTCTTTTCAGTTGAATAAAGCATTAGTCTGCATAACAAGTTACGTTTCCAGAGATAGTTGTTCCACTATTTCCAGACAAAACTTGATGTGGTAACCACGAAGGAAACAGTATCATCCACCCCGACTTAAGTTTAGGCATATAACTTACAGGCATATCTTCTGATCTACCTAGAGGAGAATGATTTTGTATATCACTCATAGAAGGGTTGATGAACTGAGTCTTACCCTCTTCTACATCTTCATATACAATGAAACTCCATGTTGTATTTGAATGTGTATGATATCCTTGAAAATCACTTACATCATATTTATTTTTCCAGATACCATCAATAGAAATTTTAGTAACAGGATCTTTTAAAGTTCTAAGACACTCAAGAATTTTATCAGACAAGTAATGTAATGTTGGTTTAGGAATTTTTGCATTCCTTGAAGAAACAAAGGATGAAGGAACTCTACTCTCCCATGTGGGTCTAAAGTCTTCATCCTTTACAGGTATGCTGATAAATTTTAGATCAACTTCAAATTCAAAAATTGGTATAGCAAAAATATCTTTTCTCATTTCTTCTTCTTGCCGCCACTTCCAGGAGGGTTCCACATCTTAGGGTTGACTCTTCCTTCAGTAGCTTTCATGTTTCTAAAGTTTTGATGATACTTATCCCAGTAGTCATCAAAGATGTCTACTTGCTTGGGACCAGTAGCAATATCGTATTTGGTAACCCCATCCTCAACATATTCAATCATGAATGCGGAGTAGGGGAGACTACGATCTTCACAAAGAGAGGGGTCACAATCTTTGTGGATGATAGTACATCCTTTTCCCATCAGGAACGATTGCCCCACTGAATCTGTGGAAATGCTTCCTCTACACACGCCCTGGTGATCTTCCAGCGCTTTCCAATCTGCTTATCCTTAGCGAGACATAGAACTTCTGCTTCGCCTGCTGTAAGACCTTCTAGAAGGCGTATAAACATCGACTCACGTTTGGTCTGAGCAATGCTCGAACCACCCTTGAAGAAGTGATAGAGAATCCTACACTCCTTTTCGAGAACTGTATGCTCTGTCCCGTCAGGTGCATCGTTCGGTGTGTATGGAACAGCACCATCAGGGAGCAGAGATACAATAGACTCATCAAAATTAACAATCAGGACAGATCGTAGTGCCTGTGTGTTGTGCTCTTGTAGAAGCTTGATCTTTTCCTTCTTTGTTTTTGCATTAGATACTTTTTGAAGTACCTCATTAATCAAAAGTTTCATCGTCGTAGTCCTCATCAACAAATTTCACTGAAAGTAGTTCTTCATTTATATATTGACCATTCTGATCATACATTTCGGGGTGCATTGCTAACTGCTCCTCTTCAGTATAGAAGTAGTCATGCATAAAGTCTTTCGCTGTCCACCCTGCGACAATCCCGACACATAAAAACAAAAATGATGTTGTTGCCGAGAAAAATAGAATTGTTGCAGTTTCCATGTTCAACTCCTTAGTTGTCTACTAGTTTCTCCCAACTAAGATTGAGTTTAAAATTAAACTTGCGCCTCAGGAGAGAGAATGATACGTCTGTCCCTAATTGTTTTAATACTGGGGACGGTGGCTCTTGCTGCTGCCTCCTCCTAAGCATAAGCTCTGTGCCTTTATTTATAGCGTCCCTATCCATTTTTGTTACTGGATACCAACTTTTTTTCTATAAGATACTTAGCAGTTTGCACAAGACCACCAATAGTTTTACCATTAATAATTACATGTGGATAACCATTTGCTTCGGGAAACTGAGCAACAAAATCTTCTTTGCTGATGTCTTTACCAACATCAACATAAGTAATTCGATCGTTAGCAATAGAGCATCGATCTAACAACTCATGCAAATGAGTACAGTGTACACATCCTTGTAAAGTATATGCAGTCACTTTATAATCTTTAATTTTTGCTTTGCCGTCAATAGCGCCAGGTAAAGACATAATCAGAATCCTTTGGGTTTACTATTTGTTTTCTTTTTATCAAGAACTTCCACATTCTTTAAAACATTAGGAAGACTTTGGAACCAGTGAGCATTCATGGTTTCCCAATCATCAAACTCTACTGACTCACCTGTTGTATAATTTATACGATAACGGTGTCGATCATAATCACCAGAACTTGTGCATGTAAAGTACCTAGGATCATCTCGTGTAATAAGTTGAGTCATCGAGTCAATCGAATAATTTCATTGTAGATCTTTTCCTGAATCTCCTTGTGTTTCACTGATGGGTGCTCGATTTGCTCACCTCTAGCAATAGTATAAGAACTGGTAACAGATAGAACATGTTGGAGATACTTTAGTTCGTCAAGAGTGAAGTGCATTTTTTAATACAGTAAGGAGATGCATGTTTCCATGGAAATATCCTAGCACAATAACGCTCAAAGTCAAGACGAAAGTTGCTACTAGGGACAGGACCAATGGTAAGGTTTCGTTAGTTTCTTTAACCATTAAAAAAGGGGGTCCAGGACCCCCAGTATATCAGGTATCTTTTAATAAGGCAAGTCCTTATTAAAAGTTAGAGTGCATTGCCTCTAGGCAACACCTCTTCTGGGAAGATAAAGTTTTCGTGTGGTTGGTCAACTGGTGCTAACCATGCACGAAGACCCTCGTTCAGAAGGATATTTTTCGTATAGAACGTCTCAAATTCAGGATCTTCTGCCGCCCTGATCTCTTGAGATACAAAATCGTAAGCACGAAG